TGAAATCAGTTTAACCAGTGTTTGGCGAAACGGTAGGTCGTGGTGCATATGTCCAGCAGTGTGTGCAAGTTCATGTAGGACAACCCACTTGTTCATTCCACATGAAGGTTGTAGTGCAACACCACGATACGATGCCTGTCCAGCGACACGAGCATTGTAGTTCACTGTTTTCATAATACGCAGGGCAGGGTCAGACTGTCCTCGTTCAGTAACCAATGATTGATAAGTCTTGGACTTGACTATACGATTGTAGAACTTGGTAATCTCTTTTTCAGTCATAGACTGTTTGCACTCTGGAAATTTGCGTTCAGTAGCCCACTCTGATTTGTAGACTTTGTTCCGTCCACTATCAACATAGGAATTCTGAAGGCGTCCAGTTTTCTGTTGTTTCAACTTCTTACCAACATAGTTCGCATACTTGTTTGCAAGATCGTTACCCATCTTGTTAGTAGCAAGGGCGGCTTTGTAGGCGTCTGTAGAACTATAGAACATATTCTCTCCTTTTCTCACTTTCTATAGTTATGCTATCATGTTCTAATAACAAAGTCAAGAGAAAAAGTAAAAAAAAGACCCTGTAAAAACAGGGCCTTATGATTTTTTTTGAAATTATTTACGGTTCTTATCGTTTTTTCTTAGAAAGTTCCTGTGAAATCCACCTTTTTGCAATGTGATTCGTTACTTTTTTCCTAACCAACATTGCGATTCGCTTCCATACCTTTTCAAAAACATCCTCACCAGCATTATTATTATCAACGATAATCATACTAGAACCACCAAACAATCTCTGGAATTTACCTATGTTCTGTTGAACCTCATTCCACATTGCTGTTACTTCTTTTTCAGGCAGTGTACGTTTTCTTTTCTTGTTACGTTCTTGTGCAGTGTCTAGTGAAGTGTTGACAAAAATCATTGCACACTCATATCCAAGAGATTTTAATCCAGCAACTTGTTTTGAAATCTTGTCGTAGTCTTTACCTGTACCGTCAATGATTAGTCCAAGTCTGCCGTCCAAGAAATTACCTTGCATACGCTTTGTAACACCCTTGGCCTTAACACGAATATCTTGTCCTTCGTCAGAGTAAATATCCTCTGGTGTAGTTTCCAGCCCAGCATCATTTAACATCTTTTCATATATGTCATCACTGTTGACAATCTTCATACCTAGTCCACCAGTGGTACGCCTGACAACGTATGATTTACCGCTGCCAGGCCCACCTGCTAGGAAGATTGCTTTAAAGATATTGGGATCATAAACTCCCTCTTGCAACTCCGTAAATGTTTTCATTTTTTATTCCTAACAACTCCATAGTTCGTTTTGTATATATTTCTTCATAGTATTTAGTTTCCTCGTTTTTCTCAATTTCTGTTCTTCTGCTGATTTGTTTTTGAAAAGACATTTTCTGAAGTCGTGTTTTGAGTTTTGAAGTCATGTGATTCCTCTTTCTATGGTTAAATTTTCATAACAAAGCGAGTTGTTGTTGCTTGGCCTCCTTAAAATACAATATCGCCAGGATCTGATGATCCTCTTTGTACGATTTCTTCTGTTGAATTACCACCATCTGTAGCTGTTACCCCACTGGATGGATATGCCACTTGAACTGTATCACGAATACAATCCAAGAGAATTTCGTGTTTCATCTGTCCAACACCCTTTGTGAACTCATGTTTTAGTTTCCTAACAAGGTATCTACCAGTAAGATATGGGTCTTGAGCAGATTGTGCGCCTGTTTGATTCTTGAGAATAATCCCTACCAAATCCCCAGCTTGAATTGTTGTATTGCCAGGCACTCTTACTCTTAAACTGACAGCGGCATCTAGTGATGAAAATCTAGATCTTCTTCTTTGCAACCACAAGTCTGTTCCTCTGTAGTTATTTGGTTCTCCATGTGCTGGATCAAACAATCCCTCTTCTACTTCTCTTTCAATTGTTTGAACGTGAAGTATAGAATTTGGATAATCTGAAATTTTATTCCCATATTCATCTGTAGCCAAAGAAGCAATTGGTGATTTTGCTGAACCATAAGCATTAAATTCGTCTACATGAATGTTGTTATCAAAATCATCTAGATACTTGTATTCATAATGTTTATATGATTTATTAAATACATCAACAAGAAGCAAATCAGAAGCATACATTCCAGAGCGTGTATTTAAGATTGTATCTGTAGAGTTTGTTATTTCATAATCAAGAATGTTTGTTAGATTAAGAGCAACATTATTAATATCATCGTTTGGTGTTACTTCTCTAAACACCATACGAGGGTTCTTTCTATCCATCATACTGTCGATAGTTCTGAAGTAGTAACCTTTAATAGTTTCATAGAATAGAAAGGTAGGAGCAAAGTTATATTCTTTTGATAAACATCTTTTAGCAACCATGTTAATAAAATCAAAAGGACGCATATTTGGAGCTATCATTTTAAACAGATTGGTAGTCTCTTCGTAATAAAATTCTTTCTTTGAATCGAGTAGTTCTGGATCACGAATAAGTTTTTTGATAATCTCTTTAGCTGGTTCGCCAGTATAAGATTGGCAAACACGAATACGATTGTTTCTTACTATTTCATTAGTAGTAAATGATAGAGTAAATGTTTTTGTTCTATCATTAACATTGGTAGAAGTACTTACTTCAAAAATGTGGAGTGGGTTTTTAGAGAAGTTGATAGCCATAGTTCTATCAGTTTTATCGTCTGCATTGGGCGTAACAAGAATAAGTTTAAGTTTCTCTTGCCCAACAATTGATGCATTTGCAGTCAAATTATTGGTATCAACAAAAGAAATATTTCCAGTGATAGAGTTTTTGAATATATCCTCAAATATAGAAATTGCAGCAACTTGGTCTTTTAAGTTTAATTCTAAACCGCCAACGGTGCATAGGATACACTCATCAATGATATACTCACCAGCGTATTGAATTTCGGCCATTATATTATCCGTTCATCTTGTTCTTGAATTCTTTTACAATCCGTTCAATAAATCTTGGTTGAATCAACCGTATCCTTCTTTTCTTTTCCTGTACAGATTCTTCATATTGATAGTTACTAATTGGGGTTGCACCAACAGGAATAGTTGTGGCGCTTTCGTTAGGAAGTTCAATAGTAAACTTTGTGTCACCAGATTCTTGAATATATTCGTAGTGATGAATGGCATCTATATCATCATACTTTGATTTTACATATCTTTCAAATTGTGGAACTGTCATAGGCCAGTCGTTATAGTAATCAATAATATCATTAACATGAAGAATAATCCAGTGTAATTCTGGATCACCATAAAATTCATTAGCAATATATTCTGGGGTTTCACCAGATTTAACATCGTAAAAATCAAAGTTTACAAAGTTTTCTTTCATATAACTTCTGAATCGTACTCTTTTTGTGATGTTAGTCATCAATTGTTCATTGCCATCTCCACGAACATCATATAATACTTTTGGGAATTGTTGAAAATATGCCATTGTTTAGTATCCCTCTAGAATGCGTTCTTTAGTGATAATTTCAAGTTCTTTAAACTTTAATGTCAATTGGGTTTCCACTGGTTGATCATCAGTAAAGAATTGAGTTCTTTCTCCACCATACTGCACCTCAACACTTTCTAAAACTGACGTTGAAATTTTATGTAAATGTATATTTGGTCTATATTCAATATCAAATGTTGATGGAACAATCATCGTTCTTCCAGCAAGGCTACCCAATACTTCAGGCATAGAATGAAATCTAAATGCTGTTACAATATCTTCAATTGTTTGTGCTTCTTCAGGCGAGGTTGGTAACATTCTAAAGGAAAAAGAAAAATCTCTTCTTTCAATACCTTCAAATTTCATCTCTGTTCTATTGTTAGTTAATGTTCCACTAGCAATTTCAAATGCTTCCTCAGCCCCTGTAGCTACACCTCCTATTACGCCGGCAAATGCCTTCGCTGTTTCATTTCCTAGACTCTTGGCCAAATCTCCAACACTTGTATCATCATCCTTAATACCTTTAATTCCAGCATTTATTCCAGCTACCATTGCGCCTATCTCTGCCTCACCATATTTCGCTGTATGTCCAACAGAAAGTTGTGCAGGCATATACAGTGCAATAGATTGTGCAAGTCTTTTGGTTGGAGCCCGTTTTACAGATAAAGTCGTTGCTTCAGTTGGAGTTCCGGCACCACTACTAGCAACTGCTCCATCTGAAAATGTAATTGAAGAATTTTCTTGAGCATTAATATAGAACATGACGTAATGTTCGTGTCTTGCCATAGTTCCTAGTTCTTTGGGATAAGACATAAAGTTGCCGCCCAATCTGCTTCCACCATTTGTGGATGAACTTGTTCTACCGCTTTTACTTACTGTTGCTAATAGTGCCATATAAATAATCCTATATTCCTGTGAAAGTATTTATAACGCATCATGTCATACAAAGGTCGATACATCCCATCTAAACCACAAAAATATAAAGGCGATTCTTCTAAGATTGTATATCGCAGTCTTTGGGAACGTAAGTTTATGGTGTATTGTGACAGAAGCGACAACATACTTGAATGGGGTTCTGAAGAAATTATCATACCCTACCGTTCCCCACTAGATGGTAAAGTTCATCGTTATTTTCCAGATTTCTATGTCAAAGTCAAACAGGCGAATGGTTCTATCAAAAAGATGATTATTGAAGTCAAACCAAAGGCACAGTGCGGCCCACCAAAACAACCCTCTCGCAAAACCAAACGATTTGTCACAGAAGTTCGCACTTGGGGT